TGGAGAGGATTCTGACGATTACATACACTACGTTTTGGGACTTCATGGAAAGCCCGTATTTGCCTTATTCGATAGAAACCTTCTTCAAATAGACATGTATCCAGTTACCAAATTGGAGCTTGACGGAATAAAGTATGGGGAAAATCTCGATGAGATTGTTACAAGAATTTCTGCATTTCCAGGTATAAAGTCCAGGGAGTACGGAGTCATTATGGGGATAGACCTTGGGTATACCGAGCCTACCGCCATAATAATACTCTATATAGATTCTAATGACCATATTAGGTTCCACGGAAGGATTAAATTATCAAAAGTGGCCTACCCGATACAGGAAAAAATAATAGATTTACTGGATACAAGGTTTAATCCGATGCTGATAGGTATGGACGAAGGAAATGCTGGAAAATCCGTTAGACAGCACATGATTCAGGATAACGAATACGTGCATAAGAACTACGAGAAACGTTTACAGCAGGTGGACTTTTCATCATCTGTTACAATAGGAATGTCTCCAGACGGCTCTGAAATAAAATCAAAGACAAAACCATTTACAGTGTCAGTATTGCAGGAATATTCAAACAGCCATAAACTAATCTACTCTAGTACGGATTTGGATATGGTTGCTGAGTTGGAAAGGATGACATACAGTAAATCGGTTACTGGCGATATAACTTATAGAACTCTTACTGAGAGGGGAGGTAAGAAAGGGGAAGATCACTTTACCTCCGCGCTCTTATGCGGGATAGGCGCATACCACCTAGCTAACGGTATGATAGATACTAGAGTTAGACGGCCTCTTATCAGACCGTCATGGGTATATTAAATGAACAAACAAAATGCAAGTACAGAAGAAGTTCCCGATAGGGAACATTTAAAGGCTAAGCCGGAGATAGCTTTGGCAGCCACATCCACAAATGTATGGAGAGACGCTAAAACTTACTCTACCAAGGTTGTGGATAAAGCAGCTTTTAATGAGATGGTTACTCTATGCAGGTTTTTCTATAAAACCGAGCCGGTAGTGTCCACAGTAATTAATAAGCTCGTGGAGATAGGTATTAATGACATAGTTATTTCAAAGACAGGGTTGTCGGAGAATGAGTTCAGAGTCTTTCAGGCACTAAAGCCGAGACTTTTGGAATTTAGTGAGACTATGGCACAGGAGCTTCTAATCTCCGGATTAGTAATACCGGAAATTGGTTATGGCCCTGTGGATAAAGATGAAATATTTGAACTTGGTATCAAGAAGTACAATAGACTCATATTCCCAGTAAGCATGTGGATACGAGATCCAAACTCTATAAAAATAGTGTCATCACTGATGATGACGGATTCACCATCGTACTATGTAACCATCCCATCGGAAGTCGTTTCTTTTATAAAGAGCGGAGGAACTTACCCGGACGGTAGCAAGGACGAGGAGCAATTTAAATTACTTAAAACTTACTATCCGGACTTCGTTAAAAGAGTTATGGCTGGAGAAACCCAGATGCTTTTGGATAATAAGCTGATTATACGTAGAAAATATCTACCAGATAATCCTTATCCAATTCCATATATATCGTCTGCTTTGGATGCTTTACAGCATAAGAGACGCATGAGACGCATGGATTACTCCATTATGGATAAAGTTATAAGTGCCATTATGCACATCAAGGTAGGTTCCGATGACTTTCCAATCACGAATTCGGATGAGGATAAGGACGTATTTACCGATCTACGAAACCAGCTTTCATTGAGGTTCCAATCGGATCTGAATCTGGAAAGAATTTTCCAACTTATCACTAACCATACTGTGGACATCTCATGGATATTTCCTGAAACAGACATCCTGAAAGATAATCAAAGGTATGCGGATATTAATGAAGAAATCCTTTTCGGACTTGGTTTTCCAAGGGTTCTAATTACTGGAGAAACTTCTAGGTCCGGATCTTCCGACCCGGAAATCGCCGTGCTATCTCCAGTAAAGACCATGGAAGTATTGAGAAGGAAACTGCTGGTAGTTCTAAGGGATATTTTCAAGCGGGTAGCGGAAGAAAACAATTTTAAAGCCCCTTCCATTAAGTTTAAATCGCTCAATTTGCACTCTTTTGAGGACTTTATGTTATCATTAGAGAAACTATACAATATGTCTGGAGTAAGCAGGGAGTCTATTGCTGACTATATGGGGTACGATTTTGCTGAGGAGATGGACAAGCTCGCGGAAGAAAAGAAGTCTCTTAAGGCTAGGGATTTGAGCGAGTTTGGACAACAACCTTTTAGCAGGTCTCCGGAAGATACGGAGGACACGAAAAAGCCGGTGACCAGGGATAGTAAAACTACCGGGAAAAATACCAAAACGTTGCCTAAAGAGCAACAGGAGTAGTAATGACAAAGAAAGCTATAATTGACACTGATGATGTGTCTCTGTTACAATTATTAAGTAAAGATGAGGCAGAGTCAGAGTTTGGGGAGGCCATTGCATCTGCTCTGGACGTAGAACAGGTGGTAACTTGGGCAAAGTTTGTATTAACTGACGATAGGCCCAATGAAAATGGCCAACGAATTCCTCAAGAGGAGTTCGATAATATCATAAAAACCGGTATGTATAAGCCGGTCAAAATGGCGGTGGGGGAGATAAATGATGGACACGATGAATCCAAGCCTTTGGGAGTTATCACCAATCTTATAAAGAGCGGTAGAAAGATAATTGCTTTGGCAGCTTTATGGGATCACGAGAGGGTTTCCGATGTGGCCCTTATCAGGGACAGGGTACAGAAGGGGAAGCCCGTCAATGTTTCCTGGGAAATTATGTATGGAGCCCATGTCATCAACGACGGTATCGAAGACCTTTTGGATACCGTACTAACTGCCGCTACCATAGTTGGTAGACCTGCTTATGCGGGAAGAACTCAATTTCTGGCAGTTGCTGCCAAGAAGTGGAGTAAACCCTACGTAGCGGATCTGCCAAACTCGCACTTTCTTTTTGTAAATAGAGACGGCCAGAGATACTTCCCCTACAGAGACTCGGATGGAGTGATTGACAAGGGTAGGCTGGAAAATATTCTTAAAGAGGCCGCAGAAACATCATTACCGGAAAATACTTTAAAGACTGTCAGGCACCAAGTAAAGAAGATGCTACAGGCTTTTAGTTCCGCAACCGATACTGGCGGTGGGGATGATAGAAATTCACTGGAGGATTATAAATTGGAAACTGACGTTAAGTTACTAAATGACAAAGTTTCGGATCTTGAAGCCAAACTAGCGGAGGCTGCTCAACAGCTTTCCGATAAAGAAGCCAAGATTGCCGAAATCGTGTCTAAATGTGAGACTTTGGAAGCATCTCTTGCATCTGCCAACGAGGAGTTGGTACCGCTTAGAGATTTCAAAGCAGATGCAGAAAATAAGGCGGCAAGGGCTGCTAAATTGGATGCGATCAGGGGAAAGTTTGTGGAAAAAGGCATTGAGAAGGACGAGACATACTTCGCTGAAAATGCTGAAAATTTACTAGGTCTTGGAGAACCGGAGTTGGAGTTCATGTTGCAGGAATTGGCAGCATTTAAAGAGACTTCCGCATCCAGCAGGAAGGATAGGGAAGGTAACGATCTTCCAAACATTCCTGGTGAGAATGGTTCACCTACAATGGCAGAGATTGTCGCAGCTCTTAGAGCAAGACAACAGAAATAATCGGAGGAAATTTTAATATGGAAATCAATAAGTTTGATAATGTTATCGGAGTTATTCCCGTAGAAGACGTTATCGAAGGTCGTTTTGTACTGCTTACTTCCCATTCATGGGATAACGACTTTGGTAGTGATGTTGATCTTCCCGGAGTTAAACTTCCAGATACCGCAGAAGAGGCTAAAAGGGCCGTTTACTGCTTAACCTGGAAAGTTGACAACAGGGATGTACCAATCATTCAGTCTTACCCATCGTATCAGTACGCAGAAAGGGGTGGCTGGAGCAGGGATGCTAATGCACCGTTCAGCGCAACCGTTTATCTAACCCACCCTGGAAATCAGGAAGGTTTGACAATCCCATCTGGTAACCAGTCATTGGCGTACACTGATGGATTCTTCACACTTCCTTCTGGAAGTTACATTTACGGTAGCGATATTATCGTAACAGGCGCACCAATTATTGTTGCAAATGCTGCTGAGGATGCTGCCGGTGATGTGGGTAAACCAAAATACCAGTCTACCATAGATGAGAGAGTTATCGGTGAAACTTACAGATATGACTCAACTACTGGAAAATTAACCATTAGGGTTAAATAATTAGTCGGAGGATTTTAAAAACATGGACGAAAACAAGTTAAGGGAAGCCTTTGCATCTCTAATTAAGGATGGGAAGCGCGAGGCTTTAGCAGAACTGATCGTTGAGTACGTGCAGCCCGGACATATCTCAACAGACTTTGTAAGTCTACTTTTGAACTCAAGAAGCTTGAAACCCGGAGACGCTCTCGTAAAGAAGGTACGCAAGGGAATTCAAGTTAGAACTCTAGTTCCAGGAGCCATTCACTTGGCCAGCGAACTTACCGTTTCTGACAGAATCAACTACGTGCTTGACGGAGCAGATGTCAAGGTTCACGCCAATGAGTGGGAGCTAGAATCTGGTGAATTGGGAACTCTTGATGAGATCCGCACCGAGATGATGGCCAAACTTAGAGACTTTTATTTGGGCAAGGTATTTACCGCACTTACCACTGTATGGACTGCCGTAAATACTCCTAGTAACTTCACCGACGTTGGTGGATCTCTAACAGCAGCAGCTCTAAAGGCCGCTATTGACAGAATCAACCAGACAACCGGCGGAGTTCGTGCAGTAGTTGGAACAAGGGCAGTTTTGACTCCTATCACCACATTTGGTGCGGGTTATACTGACGGAACCAGTACTTCACAGCCAGTTCCTGCAAATATCGCTGAGATTATGCAGACGGGTTGGTTGGGCAGATACTATGGTGCTCCTATCCTAGCTCTTGAACAGGACTATGACAACCCAGAAGATTACAATGCACTACTTCCAACTGACAAGGTTCTTGTTATTGGAGAGAAAGTGGGCGATTTTATCACCTACGGAGACGTTAGAACCAAACAATGGAGTGACATGAGAGTAACGCCACCTCAATGGTACTTGGAACTATACCAGCAATTCGGTTTAATCATAGATCGCGCTGACGGTATATATGTACTAAAGGTTGCATAGACGTGTCCTTGGAATAGTAATATTCCTCGATAAATTCAGCTAATTGCTGGAAAATCCCTAGAGATTATTCTACTTATGAGGTAACAATGGATAATACAAACGGACAATCAGCAGGAAAGAACTTGGCATGGTTAGCAGGTTTCCTAGATGGAGACGGTTCTGTGAGATTGGTTAGTTATATGAAAAAAGACGGATTAAGGCTATTCGTTCCAATCATAGCGTTCACAAATACAGATGCTTTAATAATAGAAGAGTGTGTGAGAATCCTAAAAGAAAATAGTATAGGACATTACTTACGTGCAAAGAAAACGACTAATGGTATAGCCTTTGATGTAATAATAAAAGGTTTCAAACGAGTATACCCATTAGCGATACTTCTTGAAGAGTTTTCTGTTGGAAAAAAGAAAGCAGGGCTAAGGCTGCTAATAAAATGGATAAATTCACGAAAAAGTACGGGGAATGATAAGACATACACAGAAGAAGAGTTATTCTTATCGGATCAAGTAGCGAATTTACATAATCCAAGTTATCCTCAGAGACTACATGCTGGACTCCCCATTGGGGAAGAAGATATAGTCCGATCTGTGCAGAAATGTGCAGAGCTATCCAGAAATGCGATAGCCGGTTTGCCACTACCGTAACACAAATGGGAACCAACCCCTCCACAGTGGTACTTGGAACTCTATCAGCAGTTCGGTCTAATTATTGACAAGGCTGACGGAATTTACGTAATCAAGGTTGCGTAGTATAGTTAGAAGGTTATTTATTTAAATTAAAGGTAGGTAGAACATTAACACTGCCTACCTTTAAACTTAATATTAAGAAAGGTTTATAAATGGACATTCAGGATAGAAATTTGGTAGGTTCCACCCTCTACAGTGGAAAGCCCTTAAAATCGTACATAAAGACTATTTTAGGGAAGGTTTACATTACTGTTTGGAATTCCTTTGAGGGGATAGCAGAGGGGCATTTACTTAGCGGAGACCCCAGACATGCCGACGAGGGCTGTATAGTGGATATTTGGACGGAAGAAGAGGACTATTATTTTAGAAATAAAAATAAGCGCCACCTGCAAACCGGTACTATTATCTCTTACAGCAGAAAAGAATCAGTGGCAGCCAGGACTCTCGAAGAGTTTAGTGATGAGGAACTCCGTTTGGAAATAAATAAGAAGTTTCTGGCTTTTCAGAACATTCTAAACAGCACCAGCTCCATAGCTGTTCTATTTAGAATCAAGAATTTGGCAGGGGAGATGGAAAAATCGGAAAAGATCGTTAAGGCCATTGAAGCTAGAATTGCGGAAGTACAGGCAGAGGAGTTCAAACCAATGCCGGAATCTGTAGTCTCGGAGTTGTAATATGAGTATAGATACATCAATCAATCTAGATTACCTTTTGCCAACATTGAGATTCCAACTTGGCGATACTGTAGAAGCATCCTACAGATATACTGATGGATGGCTTAGGGTAGCCCTGGTCACTGCTGTTAAAGCCATGCAAAGATGGTGGGGAGTCAAGTATCTGGTTGACGACACTACGAAGGACGTTTCTAGGAATACCGATGTAACTTTTGACTATGAAGAGCCGCCGCTGATTTTGGACAAGGATGAAAGGCCTCTCATTTTGATGGCATCTATCCTGGTCAAATCGGGGCAACTAGAGCTTAATTCGTGGAGCGTAGGAAGTTGGAAAGACGCGGAAGTTGCTGTATCTAATATCGAAGGTAACCGGGCTAAAGAGTTCGGTATAGGAATGGATTGGGATGAGCTTAAAGGTTATGTACTTCCTCCAACCAAGAGATTGGCAGGAGCTTTGAGAGTTGCCCATCCATCTACAGAGGAGTAGGAAAGGATTTTATGGACAAAGCTGAAATTTTATGGGTAAGCGATTTAGCTGTACCAACGGGTTTCGCCAGGGTATCACATAGTCTTATAGGGCATTTAGAAAATAAATACAGAATAACAGGTCTTGGGATCAATTATAGGGGAGACCCACATGGGTACAGATTCCCAATCTTTCCAGCCGGAGCGGGTGGAAGATTGCTAGGGGAAGATAGGTTAGTAAACCTCCTTAATTCCAAAAAGTTCGACATGGTGTTTATTCTCAATGACCCATGGGTGGTAGCCATCTACTTGGACGCGATTAAAAGAGGAGTGGAGGTACACAGTATTCCTAAAATAGTCGTTTATTTTCCAGTAGATTCTCTTTATCACGATCCAGTTTGGTATAAGGATTACGATATTGTAAGCAGGGCGGTTACATACACAGAATTTGGGGCTTCCGTAGTAAACGATGTAAAATGTTCTCCGAATCTGGGTTTAGATGTAATTCCTCACGGTGTCAGCTCCGATATTTTCTATAGAAAGTATGTAAACAGGGTGGATGCGAAAAAGGGATTGCTGGAAGGTTCTGATAAAGATCCTAACAGCTTTATCTTCCTTAATGCCAATAGAAACCAACCCAGGAAACGTTTGGACATAACTCTTGAGGCGTTCAAACTTCTGGGGAAATCTGATACTCTGATACACATGCACTGCGGAATAGTTGATTCACATATTAATGTTACTACTTTAGCCAAGAGATTTGGTATTGATAAACAACTTTTAGTGACAAACTTGAATAAAGGGGTACAGAGTATTCCTGACGGGGCTTTGAATGAGATTTACAACGCAGGCGATGTCGGAATAAATTCAGCAATGGGAGAGGGTTGGGGATTAACCTCAATCGAACATGCCATGACCGGAGCACCGCAAATTGTGCCAGATCATAGTGCCTGTGCAGAAATCTTCTCGGACTGTGGTTTATTAGTTCCAACGATTACCAACTTTACTTTCGATAATAGTAACACAGTTGGAAAACTAATCTCTCCGGAAGCTTTGGCAGAGAAAATGTTGCAATTGTATTCTGATAAAGCTCTATATGCAGAACTTTCAAAGAAATCCATTGAGAAGTTTTCAGATAAAAGATACTCTTGGGCTTATATATCCGAGATGTGGAACAATGTTTTCCAAAAGGTCTTAAATGCAGATACTGTTTCCAAGTAATACCAGGGAATTGATAGAGGGAATGATTGATGCCGATGGGCGCGATGTCCTGTTCTATACCCATACTTTGGAGGCATGTACGGCATCCGGGTGTTCATTAGATCCGGTAACAAACACCTCCACCAATTCACTCTGTCTAACATGTTCGGGAAATTATTGGATACCTGTCTGGTCATCCAATAGCATAAAAGCACACGTTTCCTGGAAATTTGCGGACGATTTAGATTGGCATACCGGAGGGTATGTATTCAAGGGGGACGGTATTGTAAAGATAATGTACTCAGGTCCATACATGGACATTCTCGATAATACGGAGTACATGGTGGTTGACGGTAAGAGGGTAAGTGTGGAAAATATCACCCTTTTAGGTATACCGCAGGTTAATAGAGTCATAATAGACTTTAGGGAAGAGGAGAAATTAGATGAGTAACCATACAAGTGCCATCCAAGAGGTGGATATTATAGATGTTATAAGGTCGGTTGGAAAACGTAATAAAAAGTTACAGGCAATTCTATTACAGGAAATAGAAAGGCATGTCACAGACCCTGACGAATACGAGAGGGTTAGAAAATTTACTCTCGATGAGATTAATAACTATACTAGATCCATAATGAGAGACATCTTTGGTGACATTGAGTACATGATTCCGAACTAGGAGCTTTACTAGCATGAAAGAGGCTTTAGTTTCTCTTAATAAATTACTTTCTGACGTAAAGATTACAAAACTTAATCTAAAAGATGCCGTAATTGCTAAAGCCAGAGTAACAGAGGCATTAAGTATAGTAAAGAAAGCTCAACGGGCTTCCAGACCTCAAGATGCGGAAGTTGCCTATAAAGAGGCAATTAAGCTAACTATGGATCAGGCTCCACATATTTATGCAGATAAAGTGGCAGATGCTGTAAAGAAATCAACAGAGTATGCTTATGACCAGTTTCTAAGTCCATTACTGGATGTTGGGTGGGAAGATTCTCTTTATGAGATACTTCCAGTTGGTACCGGTTGGAGCAGGGGTATCTTGGTAAGACTCAAAATGAACGAGATTGCCGGTGACATCGGTGAGTATGCCTCGGCGGTACAATCTGCCAGAGACAAGTGGAAAATCAAAGACGGAAGAGATCCAAAACATGCTTCCTACTGGTGGAGAAAAAAGATATATAAGGGGAGGCGCTATTTTACCACCATTAGGACGAGATTAGAGGAAGCCAACAACCCAGCGCCGTTTTGGAGTCTTTTAAACGATGGAAGCATCAATGTTAAGATGTCCTCAGATATAGGTGGAACACCATACCCAGCAAGGGGCGGACACCACTTTGTTCAACAGACGGAAGAAGCAATAAGGAAATTTTTTAACAAGACGTTTGCTGAACTCCGAAATTCCGGTGGAAAAGATAACCCGGATTTTAC